GAGAGGTCGGCGTAGAGGTTGCTCGGGTAGAGTGTGTTCGTGGAGTCGCCTGTGTTGCTTGTGGCGCTCCGCGTGATTTGGTTGCCGTTGGCGAGGTTGCTGGTGTTGACGGCGAAGTTGATGCCGGGGTTGCCACCAGCTGCTCCTAGGAGCATCCGCAGTCCAGATTGTGCGCCGGTGAAGAGATCCGTGGGGTTGGTCTTCACGACGGCCTGTCCACCCAGGGGGAGTGTGAGGTCTATCCCCCCCTTGAGGGGCCACGGCCGTGCGCTGGTGAAGTAGTCGTGCCGCTTGCGGCGGCGCTGGACGGTGTATCCGGCGTCGGGGCCGTTGCCGGTGTTGACGGTGAGGCTGTTGTCGAGGTCCTCGTCCCGGAACCATTCGTTGAAGATCAGGTTGTAACCGCGTAGCGGTAGTGCGTTCACGCTGACGGTGGCGCCGGGGGTGACCTGGCCGGTTGTGGGGAGGCCGAAGTAGTCATAGATGGCGCCGACGCCGAAGCCCCCGGCGCCTGATATCTGTTGGGGGATCGTGTAGCTGATGCTGTCGGCCGGGTTGTCCTGGGCTCCCATGAACTTTTGGAAGTTGGTCCAGAGGATTCTGCTTGGGCAGAAGAAGAAGAAGGTGCTGACCCGCGCGTTGTCCATGAGCGGGAAGAGGAGGTTGTTGACCCGTGCGAAGACGGTGAGGTCGGCCTGGTATGCTCCTCCGGGCAGGACTTCTTCCACGTGGATGGGTACGAGGTATCCCATGTCAAACGTGGTCTTGTGTGTGTGTTCTGTGAGGAAGACGGAGCGTGGGACATCGCTCCGTGGAACCATCGCGAAGTGCGATGGGTCGACCGAAGGGAGTTTGCCGTTGAGGTTTTGCATGGGTTACCTCTCGCCGTTGGCGTCGAGCCAGTCTTGGCCTCGCGCGATGGTGGTATTGGCCTCGGGCGTTTGGATGAACCCGAGGTTGTCGATCGTGCCGATGCGGTGCATGTCGTAGTCGCCGCGGTGGTTGGCGATCGGTGAGTCCTTCTGGGCCAGGAGGTCGTGGAACGCTCGGCGTGCCACTTCGTCGTTCGGCACTCGGATGATGCCGCCGAAGATTTCTTCGGCGACCTTGTCGAAGACGACGTAGAGGTTGCTGTAGACCTTCGGTGTGATGTCGGGCATGTGATCTCCTAGAGGTTACGTGCGTGGAAGAGGTCGTTCTTGCTCTGGTGTATTTTTTCTGCGGCCGTCAGGTCGTGTTTTGTTCTCGCGTGCTTGCCCGCGTTGTATGTGGCTTGCTCGGCAAGCTGTGGATCTAGTTTTTCCAGCTGCTTTTTGATTCCGCGCGGTATTCTTTTTTTGCGTGCGTTTCTTATGAGGTAGCCTTGTCCTAGATCCGTTTTGTATTTGGCCGTCCAGGCCTCGCCTATTGGCGGTTTGAGTGACATTCGCATGAAGGGAGCTTTGTAGACCTCGCCCCATTGGTCGTGTCGCACCCCCTCGGGGGAAGCCATCTTTTTGAGGCTGTACTGTGCGACGTAGTTGGCTGACGCGCCTGTCAGCTCTCCGAGGCGGTGTCCGCCCTGTTTCCAGTATTTCTTGAGTGCGGTGCTTTCCCAGAGGGTTTTGCCGACGGGTTGTTTGTCGGTGAAGTCGCAGTTGAAGAGCAAGAGGTGGAAGTGTGGCCTCTTGTTCTTTTCTCCGTACTCGCCGGAGGCGATGTATCGGATTTTGTTTCCAGCGCTAAGGATAGCTGGGTCTTGTCGGTCGACTCCGCGGCGGAGTCGCTTGAGGAAGGTCTGTAGATCTCGTGCCCGTAGGTGGCCTTCGTCTGGTAGGTGTTCATCGTCGTAGGTGAGTGTGAGGAAGCAGTTATGCTTCCAGTTGCTTACCTCCAGCTGGGCGCGGTGCGCCCAGTCGGTTGCTAGGTCTTGTCGGCACCCCAAACATTTCCCGCAGGGAAGGTTGAGTGTGGATGTGCCGAGTGGGGGCCAGAGTCGTACTGGTCCCCCACTGTGGTCTTGGTGGGCCGGGATCGGGTGGTAGCAGGCCATTAGAGCCTGTACCCTCCCCGATGTACCCCCATGTTCTTTGGATGCGTCCTGCCCGCCTTTTTGTTGAAGCTGCGGGTGCTGGTGGACTTGTTCACGGCGGACCGTCGCATTTGTCCCTCTGGGGTTGGGGTTAGCACATAGGTTACTAGATAACTATGTGCTAGGTGACACCTTTTTGTCTAGGTGTCACCTTTTTTTACACCCCCTTGGGGGGGGTTTCGGGGGGGGTAGCAGGTTGTGCATCGCTGGTTGATGTAGTGGAAGGCGATGGGGCCTGCGGTTTGGGCGAAGTGGGAGCAGGTTCGGCAGAGAGTAGGCCGAGCCGGATCACTTCGTCCCGGTTCTCCGGGTCGTTGACGAATTCCCATAGTTCGCTCGGGCTGTTGTGGAACCGTGTGCGTAGTTTCGTGGGGAGCTGCATGAAGTCGTTCTTGGCTTGCCTTTGATAGTCGAGTACGTCTCGGAGGTCCGGGTCGTTGGTGGTGTCGCGGTAGTGCGACGGGTCGAGCGGTCCCAGCGGGATCGCGTTGATGCCGAAGCGTCGTGCGATGACGTTGAGGTCGGCGTCTTCGGTGAAGTTCTGTTGGGTGAGTGACTCGTCTTCACACTTGAGAGCGGCGAGGTCGCCTTCTCGTTCGTCCGCGTCTCGGTCGTACTGATGCCGCCATTTGAACATCGGTTTCACGGGTATCTCCGCTGGTTGCGGTAGGGGGGTTTGTTTGCGCCTTTGATGTTTTTGTAGGCGCCTACTGCGCTGCTGACGGCTCCTTCGGCGGCGTTGATGTACGGCTCGTTGCGGCCTATCGGCCCTTGATAGTATTTGCCGTAGGCGCGTGCTCGAGGTAGTCCGAGGCGTGCGGCCTCGGCGTCGCTGACGGCTTTTGCGGACTGCGCCCGGTATTTTGCGACGGCCTCTGGGTAGAGCTGTGAGCTCAGGCCTGCCCTGTTTCCCTCTATTTCGTTCCGGAACTTTGCGGTTCCGGATTCCCAGTTTGCCTGGTCTCGCCTGAACATGGTGGTGAGTGCCAGGTCGTCGCTTTGTCGTTTGAGGAGGTTTGCTTGGGCGTCCGTGAGTCGTTTGTTGGCGATCGCTTGTCCGGCTTGGGCGGCGCTTGAGCCTATATCTCCGAAGTCGGATGTTTGGGGGTTGCCCCCGCCCTGGCCGTAGGCCAGAGCGGGGTTGAGTCCTGCCGCGCGTTGGTCGGCGACGGTGTCTTGGTAGCGGTGCTTGAATGCGCTGCGGGCGTTCCCTTGGCTGATCATGTCGCCGATCAGGTTGATACCGCCTGTGACTAGTTCTGGAAGGAGTGCGAACATCAGAACCTCCGCAGGCCGGGGACGCTGTAGGTCGGAAGCGGGAGTGTCCGCTTGATCCGCCAGAAGCTGTCGAAGAGGATTTGCATTCCGTTGGCGGATGCGCCTGCCGCCAGGATGCGTGAGGCTGGTGGCGTGCTCTGGATGAAGGTTGCGTTCAGTGTTGGCAGTGAGCTGAACTGTTGTGCGAGGTGCCACTCGTCGATGTTGCCGGTGCTGGTGCTGCGGAACAGTCCGCTGATGCGGGACGGGTAGTAGCGGTATTCCGCCCACCGCTCTTGGTATCCGAACGTTTGGGCGTCGGTGGCGGTGCCGGTGCAGTAGATCTCGTCGTTACGGATGGCCTGTTCACCGAGGTTGGCGAAGGTGGGCCAGTAGAAGTCGAACCGCGTTGCGCGGGTCCACATGCGGTGGAGTCCCTGCTGGTAGGAGAGGTCGGCGTAGAGGTTGCTCGGGTAGAGTGTGTTCGTGGAGTCGCCTGTGTTGCTTGTGGCGCTCCGCGTGATTTGGTTGCCGTTGGCGAGGTTGCTGGTGTTGAC